ACGGAGTCGCTCCTCATCAATCAGACACTCCTCGAATTACAATCTCAGGAAACATAAGTGTAAGTGAGATAGGGGGATAAAAACCCTACATTAATTCAGTAATGAAGTTCATTGACAGTGTATAGATAATGATGTATAATGAATGTGTAATTACAACATATTATGGCGAAAGGATTTACAGTAAAAGCAAAGTCTCCTGTTAAGAAGAAGGCACCAGCAACACCACAATATGATTATGCAAAGGCAAAAGAAATGATTAAAGGAAAGACAGTTGTATTCTGTCTACCTGGTCGTGGTGTATCATACACCTTTCTCAAATCCTTTGTGTCATTATGTTTTGATTTAGTGCAATCAGGAGCAAGTATACAGATATCGCAGGATTATTCATCAATGGTTAATTTTGCCCGATGTAAGTGTCTTGGTGCAAACGTTCTTCGAGGACCTGACCAGTTACCTTGGGATGGTAAACTCAACTATGATTATCAATTATGGATTGATAGTGATATTGTATTCAATGTTGAGAAGTTCTATCAGGTTCTTCTAATGGATAAAGATATTGCAGCAGGTTGGTATTGTACAGAAGATGGAAAGACAACATCAGTTGCACACTGGTTAGAAGAAGATGATTTCCGCACAAATGGCGGTGTGATGAATCATGAAACAATTGAAAGTATAAGTAAGAGAAAGAAACCATTTACAGTTGATTATACTGGTTTTGGTTGGTTATTAATCAAGCACGGAGTTTTTGAGCACAAAGGAATGCCTTATCCTTGGTTCGCTCCAAAGATGCAGGTATTTGAATCTGGAGAAGTTCAAGACATGTGCGGTGAAGATGTATCATTCTGCCTCGATGCAAAAGAAGCAGGATTTGAAATCTGGTGTGACCCACAAGTCAGAGTTGGACACGAAAAGACAAGGATAATCTAATGATAGCAATTATCTCAATACTGCTGATAATGGCTATATTATACTTGTTGCTACGGTATTACAATCCACATTCATAACGATGGGAAATTACGGATTTACAATTTTATTATGGATAGTAATCGGACTCTTTGTATTCAACAAATGGGAAAACCGCAAAAAAAGAAAGTAGGAGACCGTTACAACGTTCTCCGCAAAGGCAAGGTCATCTTCTGGAACGTGTCAGAATCAGAAATGTTTGACATTATGGAAGACCTTGCAGTTGAGTGCTATTATAATAAGACACTCACAGCACAAGATATTACTTATGAACCTTATATTGAGGAACCACTAAACAATGGCTAAAAGATCAGGAATGATGGGCAGTACTTATATAACTGAGACGAGACCCAAAAAAACTCGTCAGGGGCGGGGAAAACACTCGAAATTTGCAGCGACCTCCCGTAACTCGGCTCGCAAAAGATACAGAGGGCAGGGTCGTTGATTCCAAAACAGGAAATACTTACTTATCTTGCTCCCAGTAAGGTTTGTAAAGGTGTCGGAGTTTTTGCCTATGTGAATATACGAAAAGATACCGTGATATTTCCTGTTACGAAAAATGAGGATTATTTAAAAATCCCTTGGGTTGATGTAACGAATCGTGCTCGTAAAAAAATACAACAACTTACCGCTGGCTCCGATGAAGAGGGATTTTATACGGATGTGGATATCAATCGCTTTGATATTTCATATTATGTAAATCACTCTCGAAAACCAAATGTTTATTATGATTCTGAATCAAGTTCATTATATGCAATGCGAAATATTAAACGGGACAAAGAACTTTTACAATATTATCCACCAAATGAAAGAATGTGGAGTAAATACTAATGTATTGTCGAATTCGACTTCAAGAAACAAACTATCAGGAATATCATAACTATCGGATTCTTGGTAGTTCTTCTTTTGAAAGATGCTTGGAAATATACAAAGATTATATTGTCTATAAGAACTTTGAAGGAACAGTGCCAATCTTTCGTGAAGAGTTTGAATTACCTCATACAGATATCATTGGATACTATGATGGAAATGAATTGGCAGCATTTACTCTTGCATATAAATTCAAGAGTGTAAATAGTGTATGGGCAGATCAGTTCGCTTGGAATTATAAAAATAAAAAATTAGGTTTAGGTCATGTTGCAAATAAAAATGAAATTGCATTATATAAAAGATTAGGGTATAATTATTATTATCTGGGTGAATCATCAGATTATAAATCAAAATTACAAGGATACGAAATTTCTAACTTCTTCGACGAATGGCAAAACTAATTGCAAATCTACCAACAAAGAAAATATGGGTACGAAAAGAGTACCTTACTGACTTTCAATCGGGTTTTGGAGAGTTTGTAGAGGGATTATGGGTATGTGCAAAGTCAATACAGGGTCGTGCATTCTATTTTGAGACATATTTACCCGAATATGGAGCAATGTATGATAAATTACCCATCTCTGCGTTTCTCTCACGACCAAAAACTCCTGATCCTGATATGGATTTGGTCAATTTACAGTTTTGGAACTGTATGGACTATGATTTTACAGTGATTGTCAAGCAATTTGTTGCTCCAATGGAGTGGGAGTGTCGTACAAGACACTTTGGAAATCAAAAAGGACAGTATATTTGCACTTTAGACAACTATCATGGTGATTTCGATCAAATTGATGCTTCAACAAGTGAGATGCCTGATGAACATAAGTCATTTAATCTGATTGAATTGCGAAATGGGCAGTATTGCCTTTATCCAAATAACCGATGTCGCATCTTTGATACTTCAATGACACCTCAAAATGTCAAAATACCTGATTTTAAGGTATCAACACGTATCTTTGAGGTTGAGAATGATGTTAACTGGGGTCGATTAGGTGATTGTGATGATTATTTCTGGACAACACCCGATGAAAGACGAGAAGAGTAAGTATATACTACATTGGATACAACAAATATCCAAAATACGACCAGAATTAGGTAATTTTAGCATCTGTCCTTATGCGTCAGGTGCTAATTTTTGTGTTCAAGAACAAAAATTATGTCAAATAGTGCCAAATTCTGATTTTGACGTTATAATAAACATAGTCGAAGACGATATTGATGCAAATTTCCTTTATGATGCAGTTGATGACTACAATCACAACTATCCTGACTACAAATTTATTGCAGATCACGGAAAAACAAAGACATACATACAAGGAATCCAAACTAGTAATGGAAAATACAACTTAGTGTTGTGTCAACCACGAAAAGAACTGACTGAAGCAAGGAAAAAACTTGCGAAAACCAACTATTACGATTATTGGGACAAAAATTACCTCAAAGAGGTGCTTGAAGATGACTACAGACTCATTGATGATGAAAAAACACGTTAAAAATGCTCATATGGGTACACATTTACTCGTTGAAGTGTACAATGTACCCTTTGAAAAATTAAATGATAGGGATAAAATCGAAAAAGTATGCGTTGATGCCTGTAAAATTGAAGGATTACAGATTTTAAACACTTATTCACACCAATTTGACCCTTATGGGGTAACTATTACTCTAACATTAGGTGAAAGTCACTTTTCTTGTCACACTTGGCCAGAAAAAAATTGTGTTGCGTTCGATATTTTTACTTGTGGAGCAAAAAATCCACGTAGTGTTGCTTATTGGGTGCTTGAATACTTCGATAGTAATGATTATGTGATGAAAGATTATGCAAGATAGGGTATAAATAAAACTAAAAGCATTAATAATGGCGAAACCACGCAAATCTCAGGCATTTAAGGATATAAGTCTATCTTTTGAACCACATCCAGTGACAAAAGATCTACCTGTTCTTGTAAATGAGAGAGCAATCGTCAGATCGGTTCGTAATTTAGTCGAAACAATACCTACAGAGAGATTTTTTAACTCAAATTTAGGTTCAAATATACGTGATATGCTCTTTGATAACTTCTCAGGATCATCTGTGATGATTATCGAAGATATGATCCGTACTACAGTACGAAATTTTGAACCTAGAGTTGGTGATATAGGTGTTGAGGTTGATGCATCTCCAGACACGAATACAGTTCAGGTTAAAGTGCTTTTCGATATCATAGGATTAGAAGCTCCTGTGCAATCTTTTGATTTTATACTAGAACCAACAAGATAATATGCCCTTTACACAGTTTACAAATTTAGACTTTGATGAGATCAAAGTACAGATAAAAGATTTTCTTCGTTCAAACTCGAATTTTACTGATTTTGATTTTGAGGGTTCTAACTTTTCGGTTATAATTGACACTTTAGCATATAACACATATATTAATGCATTTAACGCAAACTTAGTTGCAAATGAATCATTTCTGGATTCTGCAACAATAAGAGAGAATGTAGTATCTCTTGCAAGAAATATTGGATATGTACCCCGTTCAAAAACCGCTGCAACAGCTACAATCAGCATAGGCGATGTAAACTTAGGTGCAACGAATGATAGCACTCCTAAGTTCCTTACACTTCGCACTGGACTAGTTTGTGTAGGTAGCGTTGCAAATACAACTTATCGTTTTTCAATACCAGAGGAAATAACATCCTCAAGGGTTAGAGATATTGGTGGGACTTCATTTGCCCAATTTTTAGATCCAATCACTGTTCATGAAGGAACTATTCTTCAAAGAGTTTATCGTGTTGATAATACGAAGGAACAAAGGTATATAATAGACAGTCCAAATATTGATAGTTCAACTTTAAGAGTATATGTCAAAGGTCCTACTGATATTGGACTTGGTAGAAAGTATTCAATGGTTGATAATATATTAAATATTGATAAAAATTCTGAGATTTACCTTGCTCAAGAAGTTCAAGATGAAAAATACGAAATTATGTTTGGTGATGGGTTATTTGGAAGAAAATTAGAATCTGGAACTGTTATTACAGCAAAATATCTTGTAACTGATGGAGAGGATGGAAATGGTCCTTCTCAATTTAGTTTCCAAGGATCATTTACAAAGAGTGATGGAACATTATTTACTCCAACTGATAATGTAGTTGTAACTAC